ACCCAGATCAATTTAAGTTATTTTCCCCATAACTTTTTTAAATAATTTTGTGTTAAAGTAGACTTTACAGCCATTTCATTATTATTTTCTTTTATAAAATGCATATTAACATCATATATGTTACGCAATATATAAGTTTGTTCGTATGTTACGTTAGTAGACATCCAACCTATAATTGCTTTTCGCACTCCTTTTTTAATTGGTGCGACTGTGTGAGCATATATTATAGGAAAGAAAAGAACTTGTCCTGCTTGTAACTTATAGGGTATTTGACCTATTTCATTATCAACAATAAATTCTCCACCATCATAATCACTATTTAAACATATAGAAAACCCATAATCAAAATATGCATTATTTATTTTAGGTTCAGCTTTAAAGTTATCTATGTGTTTATCATAATGCCCCCCTTCATTGTATTGGTTATAAAAATTTACCGATACTTTTGTAGGGTTTATTACTGCATCAACAAACGGATTATTATATATTTTTTGTGTTATTAATTCACGTACCTTATCAGGCATGTTTGTTGATTCTTCATTATTCTTTGATCCTGTAAGTGGCTTAGATTTTGAGCCATCTTCCATTTGGCAGGTATTTTTGACACAGAAGTCTACCTCTTCTGGAGTTAGTAATTGAAGTAACATTTAACTTCCTTGTTAAAGTTAGAAGGGGCAAGTTACCCTGCCCCCTCATAAAAAGTATTAAGTTCCAGTTGAAACTGTTGCAGATTCTACTGGGTTTTTAGAAACGTCACACATTACAACGTGAATACGAAAACGTAACGCACTTTCCCCAGATGACCCACCATCAAGGATGAGTGCATCAATAGTATCTGCAGAAGTAAGCATTTTTGGGTTTGCCCCAGATGCTCCAACTGCAGCGTTTAGGAAAGGTGAAAATCCAGCAGCACATGCTGATCCATCAAGAAATGTATCAACATCACCACCAGTGAATCCAATATCCATAGTTATCTGTCCGTTACCTCTAGCTTCAAGAACTTCAAGGCATCCACCGATAATCATAGTGTCAGCAGGGATGTCCATTAATTGAACAACATCTCCACCTGCACCACCATCAGCAGTATCCCAAACTTTAGAAGTTCTAACGTAAGCTTTAGCAGCGTCAGATATGTGACCTGTAGTGCCACCACCAGTAATGGTGTTATTATATGTAGCCATAAGTTAATCCTCCCTTAATCTAAGCTAACGACAGCACGACACATTGCTTCAGGTCTGAGTACCTTTCGACCAAACACATGAAGTCCTCTAACTACGTCAGAGAAACTTTCTGTTGATCGAACTACTTCAGTCTTTGCAATATGAGATGCAGTAGCAGTTGATGACATATGTCCAGCTAATAGGATGTTTTCAGAACCATCAGTAGCAAGACCTGATACTGTTACCTCATCAGTACCTGCAGTTGAATTTAATGCTGTAGTCTTGTAGCATGAAAATCCTGCAATGTTACCAAGAGACACAAGACCATTTCTTAATGGTGATGTCTGATCGCCTGTTACCTGAACTTCGGCAAATTTTGCACCTGCTGAGAATAGATGCTTATAGAATAATGGTGGTGCAACAAACCATCTGTTTTCTTCTGGAACAGATTGATCGTCTAATGAACTCGCCATTATAAGCATTGTATTTACAGCAGTATCTCCCGGAGTAGTTGCACCACCAATATCAAGAGCAGTACCTAATGTACCGATACCTGAAATCTGTTTTGTAGTTGCACCTGATTCTCCAGTTAGACCTGCGTTGGTTGCCATTAAATCTAAAACATTTGCATCATACTTTCTTTTGAGAGAGTATGCACCAGATGATGTTGCTAATGCTTCAAAGTTAACGTGTGACTGACGTTCTTCAATATCGTCAATCTTAAACGCAAATGCGTTTGCTTGGTCAACGACCATAGTGATCTGGTCATCTGCCAAGTCTTGAGTATTAACTACAGAACCTCTTGTGTATGAGGATACTGTAATTGTCGGTTCTTTGATAATATTAACCGTATCGCCAAAGTTCTCAATTTCACCAGCATAGTCTGTATTAGTTATATCTTCTACAACCGATGCTCTGCGAAAGAATTTAAGAACTTTTTGGCTGAAAATAGACGGTGTAAAATTACCACTAGGCAGGTTTGCGTAACCTGCAGCTGTATCAAAAGCCATCGCTTTTCTCCTTAAAAGTTGTTAAAATTAGGAATTAAAATCAATACGACCTTCTGCTCTAGCTAAGTCAATATCTTTTTCAAAACGTTCAAACTCTGGTCCTTTGAGCCTAGAAATTTCAGAAGCTTTCCATATGCGTTTGCCACCATTGGGATTAACGTTTACTTCCCTTGCTTGTGCAGGGGTTATCGCTGATGCCGCTGTTGGCTTTGTTGCTCTTGGTTTTTTACCTATGCCAGCATCTACTTTGTAAAGGTCTATAACTCTAGATGCCCATAACGCATCTGTGTTGTTTTTATAGATACCATCTGCAAGAGATGCAGGTTGAGTTTCCAACCAATCTAGAAATTTTTTGTCTTTTCTAATCTCATCAAAATCAGGGTGTTTCCTTAGAAGTTCTTCGTAAGCTTTCTGAACAACCAAATTCCTTTCACGTTCACGAATTGTTTCCAACTCTTTATGAAGATCTTTTGATTTTTCTTCAGCTTGTTGATGGGCAACAGTTTGTACAACTGCATACACATCTGGATACTCAGTCTTAAATTGCTCCAATTCTTCTGGAGTTTTAGGCATTTGAACATTAGTCTTTTGAGCTACGGAGTTCTTTATAGCGTTTTCTAATTCGCTTTTTTCAGATTTCCATGTATCAAGTTTTTGGTCATAATGCTTTTTAAGGTCATCATATCTTTTTTTAAAGTCAACTTCTTCAGATTGTTTTGACTCAACGAAACTTGTATTCTGTTGCACCGTAGCTGCTTCTTCTGCAGGGGATGCTTCTACTTCCTGTTCATCATCGTCATCTTTGTAAACGTCTTTACGGTATGCGTTTCTGTACAGGTTTTCGTCATTTATAGTTCCAAAGGAATCATTGTGTTTATTAGCTCTGTGGCCGCTTGGTTTCTTTGCCATGATAATTCTCCTTCTAGCAGTGCCACATGGCTTGGGGTGGCTGCTCGGTAATGTAGGGCTGCTTTATTGCAGGTAGCTACGTTAATGCAGTGCTATTTAACTCCTGTTTGCAGACTAGCTCCACGAGCTTGTCTGTTAAAGACGTTACCTAAAAAAGATCCTTTATACATAGAATCTTCTTCTGTAGCACTAGCAAATTGATTTAAAGATGGATTAACTTCACTGTTTGCAAGTCTATTTCTTATCTTTCTATCAAATGGGGATGCTGGATTTTCAGATGGTATTTCATACGGTACATCAGAGGGTCGTAAGTATTCGTGCAAATTACTACCCACTACCGTTTTACCTGTTTTCTTATAAAACCCAGTATTTACGTTTTTTACAAAGTCTTTAGCATAAGTTTGTTTTATATTTGGATTCCAGAAAAATAATGCTCCTTGAGTAAAGTCATTACTTTCTCCTGATAAAATATTTTTTGCTGAATCTAAAGCATTTGTATAATTAGTTTTTGATTTTGTGTTTTGGGGATTAACAATTTTAGCTAGAGTTGCTCTTAATGAAGTAGGATCTAATCCAGTAAATTCAAATGCCCCCTTACCAGTTTGTTGTTTAATTACATCAGAAATTGAGTTTTGTTTACCAAAATTTCTATAGTCTGATTTTAATCTGTTGTTAATTACGTGCATAACTCCATTGAGTCCATCTGTGTCAAGCACCTCTGCTTCTGCTAAAGCAGTAAGGGCTAATGCTTCTTCTGGTTCTAATTTTTCAAAATATTCTTTTGCAACTTCCCTAGCTTCTTCTGGGCTATCAAATTTTTTTTTAAAGGCATTATAAAAATCAAACATAGTTCCTTTTGGTTTAGAAACTGGTGGGTCTATTTCGCCACCATTAGAGTATCCGTCTAAAAATCCACCTGATGCTGCAACTCGTCTATCAACTTCTGGTTTGCCTTGATCATTAAATTGATTTAATGCATCATATCCTATAGTTTCAGCAAGAGGTTTTTTAACAAGGAACTCCCCCTTTGATGCTAATACATCTCCAGACCCATCCATACCAACTCCTGAAATTTCTCCTACATCAACTCCT